CCTTAGCAACCTTACGGTGTGACATAAACTTAATAGCAATACCTTCGCCAACGCAACCGCTTACCAAGTCAGTAAGCTCATTGTCCGAGATGTCGTCATCGTCGAGGAACTCGCTAACAAAACTCCAGCTACGAGGTGTAGCAAACGAACGTCCGCTAGAGCGAGGATCAAAGTCGCAAAGGTCACCTTTAGCAAACGAAACGTAACCAACAACGTCCTCGTGGATGCGGTTAGTAACAGCCCAGTTCACCCAGCTATCGTAGTCAACACGCACCTCCAAGTGCACAAAACGGTTAGCAAGCGGTGTAGGCATGCGGTAGGTAACACCCTTGTCGCTCTCACGGTTACCAGCAGCAACAATCACAACGTTGTCAGGCAGTGCATACTGACCAATGCGACGGTTGAGGATAAGCTGATAGGCAGCAGCCTGTACACCAGGAGCAGCACTGTTCATCTCGTCCAAGAACAAGATAATAGTGTCATGCTCTTCTGCCTGCGCTTCAGTAGGCAGATCACTGGGAGGAAGCCACTGCATCTGACCTGTTTGCACATTAGGCACAGGATAACCACGCAGGTCCGTGGGCTCAAAAAGAGCAACACGCAGATCAATGAGCAAGGTCTTACCCAAGTACTCTTTGTCTGCGACCTGTTGCATAAGATCGCTCTTGCCAACACCCGGCAGTCCCCAAAGGAAGACCGGACGCTTCTTGCGGAAAGCACGAACAATACGCTGTTCTGCCTCCTGGATAGTAACAGTTCTTGCATCTACTTCTGACATATTCTAAATCTCCTCAGATTCAACTTACATATAAACATAACACATCTGTGCTATGCGTCAACCGTTTTAGCGAATGTTTTCGTATGGCTTGTTCCAGCTACCAATGCTCAGGTTGAGGTAGTAAGCCGTATCAAAGTAGTCAGTCATGCTATCCGAATTATCATACCAACCCTTGTTAGCATGGAAACCTTCGCCATGAATAGGTGCAGTCTTCATGATCTTTAGGATACGCTTGAAGAAAATCTGGTGCTTACCAACTTGGTCTAGGTGATACTCGTTAACATTACTATGTCCAGTAGCAGTAATATCGCTAAGATCCCTGGGACCTTTCACTAGCGTAACATCTAAGCTGTGGCTGCCAGCACCCTTGCGAACGCTGAACTTATACTTGGGATAAACAGTCTTAAGCTCTTTACGGACTGCCTTGACGTCTTCTGCACTGATATAAGCCATTTCGTTGCTCCTCATTTCCTATATATACATATTAGCACATATAAGGGGAGCGTCAACCGTTTCAGTGCCCTCTCATACCAGAATATGCACCATTTTCTCGGTAAAATCTGCCCATAGCATTAAGACGATTCTCTTTTGTGTAGAACATTATAAAGCTACCGGCGTCACTAGTGTTATCGAAACGTACATCTGCACCATAATCTGCCCATCTTACGCTCCAACGCTTGTTCTCAGGGCCGTAATGCTCTTTCATAAACTCAAGGAACTCAGTGCGTACCCGTTTATAAATCACAGTGATGTCAGCATTTTTGTCATGGAACTGATAGTTGAACCAAACGCTAACAAGATGTTTCCATCTGCTACCTTCTATAGGTTTGCTATATCCCAGTTCGTACTTTGTAGCCATCTAAGAATCTCTGAAAATCTCCGTGCATAATTGCCCAGAAGTAGGTTTGTTCATCAAATAGTATAATGCGAGGCCAACGTCCTACTTGCACATAGTAAGGCACTTCTAAGTGCTTGTCTAGGTCTAGCAGAAACTTGTAGCCTGTGTCTATTCGTCCGTTATCGTCCCATAGTTTAATGTCGTATGAAGTAAGGCCTATGTCCTCTATTAAGCATCTAAAGCCTTGGTCTGTTAGTCTTAGGCCACCATCAGCACGTACATTCTGCCAAAAGAATACCATTTCAGTACCCTTTGGAACTCGTGTATGCTCTGTGTTTTTAAGAAAAACGTCTGTATATTGTTGTTTAGTTCTCATTCCCTGGAAAAATAGTCTTCCCACTATTTAATAGAACAACTGTAAAGTCCTTGGTTGTGAACTTTTGGTTGAGCTTCTTGCAGAGATTGATAGCATGTCCTGGGTTACTAAAACTTACTTTCTTGTACTTTGGACCTGGATAGTTGGTTAGAATATTATGACTCTTAAGATTTATAGGATTACCTTGATAGAACACACTCCATATGCCTTCACTTGCAAGTACTTGGTCTGCTTTATAACTAGCACGATCAACTTTTTCTAATAAAACATTAGGTTTAGGTCTACTCATTTGATTTCCAATAATATACTAACATTATTATTTATCTTAGTATATTATGGTGGTTAAAATGATTCTGACTGTATCTCGATGTCTATTACGTTGTTCTCTTGTAAGGCTATAATTTTTGCTTGTAGATCAACAGTATATGCTAATAGATTTTGATATTCACGTGCGATGCCCTGTGCTTCTGACCTAGGCACCGTAATGTTCTCACTATTAGTTCCCGCACAGCGGTTTGCAAAACGTTCTAGATTACCAAAATTAGGACGACTCATTTTGTGCTAACCTTAACTGCTCTTGCATTTCTAGCCGATCCTTATAAGGTCCTTTGTATTCATTGCGTCCAAGTGTAATTAGCTTTGGACAGTAACTTTTTACCCACCCGTGATCGAACTTGATAATGTAGTATCCTGCACAATAAAAACTCTGACTCTTAGGTGTCTTGGTATATAGAGGTAGTTTACGCTTTACATCGAAGATGTCATTATGTGGCTCACTCTTACAAGGATACCCGTGCACATCATGTTCACGTTTAGGTTCTTCTGTCACTTCTACCAAGTTACCAAAACTAATTTTGGTCTTTTCAGTTAGTGTAGCTTCATCTGGAAAACGTGCGTTCTTGTTTTCTACTGTAAGCACAAAGTCTTTATCACGTCGAAGTGTGCCAACCTTTTGGCCATTCTTTTCAACGATCCAAAACTTGTTTGGTACAATAGGTTTAGCCTGTAACATGATATCCTTTTTGTAACCACTCTGCATATTTTGTAGCATCTTCAGCAATCCTATTCAGTTCATATTTGCCGCAGAACTTGAGGAATTTAGCACCAACCATCTTGTTAGTCTTAGTATCCATTTGTCCACGCATACTTGTATCAATGTACTCTTTAAGTTCTGCAGGCTGTGCAGTAAGATCAATCAGTGTGCGATTGCGCTCATAATCATCTAGTACACGATGCTCTTCGCCATTGTGATCTGTCCAACGCTGTAGCATCATGTTATTCCAGTTGTAGCCTTTGCTATCACGATCTTCAAATGCTTCTAGCAAACCAACCTTGTTCTTAGTGCCTTTCTTGCGTACACCAGGATAAGCACTGAACACATTGTCTGTGCTATCACCACGCATACATTTCTCAAACAGTAACCATTCAGGATTGGGTGTTTCTTTAAGCTCACCTGTTTTTTTGTCCTTTACAGGCTTGCCGTAATCATCAAACACGCCTTCTAATGAGATCATTTGATTCTGTATGCCGTTGTACTGTTTTACATTGTCGCTAACCAGTTGAACAAAATCGCTGTCACTGCTAACGATAACATGGTCGTCACCAGGGTGCATATCAATCCAACGTGCAATAATATCGTCAGCTTCCGCAATTTCGCATCTAAGGACGCTACAGTTTGAATTATCTTTGAGGAATGTTGTAAGTTCATCATAGGTCTCCCAGAACAGTTTGTCTTCTTCCTGTTCTTTTTCAGTTAGTGCATCTCGGGCAACCTTACGGTTCTTCTTGTAAGGCTCGTAATAGTCCTTGCGCCAACTCCTACCCTCGAGTGCAAATACCACATGATCTGCACCTGCGATGCGCCATGCTTTGTTAACTGCACTCATAGTTACATGCATAGCAAAACCCAAGCGGGTCCACTGATCCATGCCACGGTGAGCAACGTGTCGTGCTCTAAAAAACGTGTTCGCTGTATCTACCAGCAGATATGTAGTCATCTATTCACTCGTAAAACTGTGTTGATCTTAGCCTTGTTTACTCTAACTATATTACTAGCATTTTCAACAGTTGTCAACCGTGGCAACAAATAACGTGCCCAAGCGGTGTGTGCGTCTTCACCATAATGGTAACCATTGTTGACTGTAGTAAATCCTTGTGCACTGCACCAATGCCAATATGTGCCTGCTTGTGTATAAGGATCAATATAACAATCGCTCCAATCTACAGGATCTACACTGTCAAAGTGACTGTAACTGTTAAAGAAAACGTGCTTGATATCACGTTCTAATAGTTCTTTGTGTAATAGATATATTTGTTCGTGCCAGTATTTCTGCTTTTTAATCAGCTCTTCACGAGTTTGTTCATTAACCCATTGCTTGTATTTGTCTGCAAGTTTATCAGGTACACTGTCTGTTCCACTTGCTGTTACTTGATAGTGCCAATCATTGTAAAACCATTCCTCACGTTCCCATGTACTCCAGCCTATAATAATAATAGTTTCGGGTCTTTTTTCGCTAATAAACCTTTTAGTGGTTCGTAAGATACGTGCATTGCTACTAGCACTAATAGCATCACAGTTGTAGCCTGCGTTTAGAGTACGACTTAGTTTTGCACCGTAACTTAATTCCAAACAACGAGGGTGTGCTAGCTCTCCCATATGAAGGTATTGAGGATCGTCACTAGCGAAGCAGTAATCGCCTACAAGTTCAGCACCAGCAGTGTGACTATCACCGTTTAGATATATTTTCATAGATTG